TGCCCATAGATAACACTTGTCTTTTCTTGATTGAGGTAAACATGTGCTGTTGAGCCTGACGACTTCACACGATCACCGTGGATAATACGGAGTTTCTCATTAACCCAAAAATCTGCTGCTGGGTAACCTGGACGATATTCCACGCCAAATTCATCCATGCGACAAAGATAAGGAACACTTAATACAGGCCATGATTCTGGAATGTTTCCTTTGCGCAAACCATAAGCAGCACCTGCATTAACAAGTAGATACTTAGGCATACGTTCTTCATGGTTTCCTGCAAGCCAAATGATCTTTGCTTTGGGAGCCATTGCTCTCATCTGCGCACAAAGGAAAGTTGCACGATCAATAGATGCCTGTGTAGTTTGTGCGTACGCAGGATACGTTAAATACTTACCCATTTCAGGAAAGTCTAAGTTGTCTCCTACACATGCAATAACATCAGGTTGTGTATCTTGAATTACCTTTAGACAAACAAGAATTGCTTTCTCATCATGGGTTGGTTCTAACGCACCATCACGACCACGATAATAACCAATTTGAATATCAGGAACAACTACACATGTTTTAAATGTTGTTGGCTTCTTAGTTTTAGTTGTTACTGGTGGCAATTTAATTGCAGGACCTTGTTGTACAACAGGCCATTCAGGACCAGTTTCCCACGATGGAGAAAACTGTAATGCAGCAAGATCATGAATAGTTGCTTCACCTGTTGCATTATCTTTTGTCAATGTTTGGTAAAGAGATACTCTTTTAATATCTCCAATTTGATCAATATCTATGTTTTTACGTTCAAGCAAATCAATTAATTGCCCAAGCATTTTCGTCTTATTTTGATTAACCGTTGTTAAATCACTTATCAAATTGCTCACAATAGCACTCCTTGTTTACGTGTCGTTGTACGGTACTTACACTTATTGGGTAACCATTTTTACGTAACACTTTAGAAAGCCATACAGAACTGTAGACTTTGTTTTTCCCTTGATCATTAGATTCTCTAATGAGTTCTACTGCTTTTATTAAAGCATCCTTTTCTTCCGCAATCGCATGATCTAAAATGCGACCAACTTTACACTTAACTTTTTCTACTTCTTTTTCTATGTTATTCAAGTCTGCAATCAATGAATTGTTTAAAATGTTATGCTCCAATTCCTAGTGATTATCCTAGTTAACTACCTCATCATAACATTTAAGATGGATAGGCGCAACTATGGTAAATCTAATTTTTCTTTTTGTTGTAGCACATATGCTACAACAGCAGGTGTTGGAAATGGACCAGTGACAAGTCGGATATGCCAAGGCTCACTTGGGACAACTTCCCAACTAAAACCAAAGTCTTTGATGTTGGCAATTAGCCAGTTCAAGCGCTTTGGTTCTGACGCATTAGCAATATCAATTGCCAAACCGAGGTTATGCATGGACTTACCAGGTGTCGCTAGCATCGCCATACCCTTTTTCAGGTACCAGGTTTTTCCTTCAAACGTCTTCGTGCTTGCTCCTGCAATTGGTTCCAAAACGTAGCGTTGCTTAAAACCAGCCAATTGGCTCTCGTATGTGCGATATAAATCGCCGCTGCTCGTGGGTTTAAGTTCAATTCCGTCTGCTTTGGCTTTTGCAACCATTGCGTTCCATGCGTCTGCGGCTCGGCTGTGGAGTTTTCCACCTGTTGCGATTTTGACAAGCATTGATTCAGGCAATTTTCCAGGTTCAACTCCTTTCAAGTTTGGGGGCATTACTACAGGAACTACATAGTCCCAAGCAACTTTTTTACTCATTTTTTACCTCTGAGTTTCGGTTCTTCCTCAACTATTGTTTCTTTTCCATCTACTTTATTAAACACAGCATTAATTTCTGCAAGCGTAAGTTTACCATCATCCAAGAATGATCGGGACAATTCTTCAACTACAAACGCAACGCCAGCAATGCCTGCCATAAAACAGGCTTTCCATAAGGGTACTCCAGCGATTGCCCCAGCCCCAATTACACCTAACCCCGATGCGGCAAATGTAGCAAGAATTCGTAAAAGGATATTACCTAACATTCTTTGATTCATTTCTTGACATGCCAATCAATGTGCTCGTTTAAACGATCACCTGTCTTTTCAACTACTTTGGTAACATGCTGTAATTGTTCCATAACACCAGCATGATCTTGTTTATTTTCAGTATGCATAATATGAAACTGTCTCATCAGCCAGACAAATCCTGCTGCAAAGATTGGAATAATTGCAGCGAAAATGGTTGCCCAGCCAGAGTCCATATTCTATAAGGCCGATACATTTAGTTTTGAAAAATTGCTAGTTTCACTACGACTACTTTTAATTTCATCGTAGTCTTGTTTGCGAACCATGTCTAGGTTGCTAACGTTTCCTGGATTTGCTTTATTATAAATAAACATAGCACGACTGCGCATGCGTGATGTATCCATAAAGCGAATTCTTGGAGCCACCCCTGCACCCTTTAAGTGTGTAAAAGGTTTGTGTCCTCTAAAAGAATCTAGAGGGTCTTTAGCGGTTTTTGCAGAACTAGATTCTTTTCGTGCTGTAAAACCTTGACCACCAATAAAACCTACACGGCTTCCAGCATCTCTAGAAACATACTTGTTTTTAAAAGCAGTGTCATAACCTAAGTTTTTATGGTTATGTTGCGTGTTGTAAAACTCTGACCAACGTGCTTGACGCATAGCACTAAAGTCGTATAGACCACCACCACTAACCCCAGCATTACCAATTGGAATTCCAGAGAGAGATGTAGTAAGCGGTTTAATAATCCTTCGTGGGTCATCACTTCTACCCCAAGGACTATCGCCAGTAGTTGCTCTTGACACTACAAACAGACTTTAAAAGACTATCAGTCAAATACGACTGTTGGGTTTGGCCTGTTCATATGTCCACCAGTATTCATTTCCAATTCAAATGTTGGCATACCATCACCAGCCATTGCTCCAGTAACGAAGTCTGATAGCAAAACTGGGGCTTCAATCCATGAAGCAGATCCAACATGTGCCCTTTCCTGCATTGTCTCTTCAGCATGCTTAAAGACACCTTCAGGGTTGTTGTGGTTTTGACGAGTTGCTGCAGACGATGTATCAAAGTATGCTCCACGTGAAAAATCGTTAGGAACGTCAGTATCGGTTGCGATACCTTCTTCAAAACGAAGAGGTCCTTTATTCATTGGGATACTTGGTGCCATAGTGCGTTCAAACATCGTTGGTTCACGCTCTTGAAACATTGGTGCTGGTGATACGTTCATTTTATATATTCCTCCAAATGTGAAATATTGAGTACGTTAACTTTATCATTTTTTTGAGCCTGTGTCTATCTAAAAAAGGGAGAAGTGCCTACTTGTACTTCAGGAAGCGTTTCATAGATAGTCATAGCACAAGCCAAAGCAAGGGAATCGGGGTAGTCATCAAAAGCCCCTTTTTCATTTGGCGCTGCTGCAAGCAAATATGGACCTTTGTAAACCTTTTCTAGATCACTCATTTGTTGATTAAACTTTTTCCAAGAGCGCATTCTACGGGCTTTAGAGTGTGCTGGGATTACTAGTTGATCACGCTGTATAAGTTCCGTCAGATGCACCCAGCGCTCGTGCTGTGCCTTAGAATCAGAGGACATGGCAATTACTTCAATATCAGGTAAAAGGAGTTGTAGACGCTCTGCTACAGCGCCTCCGACCCCTTGGGAGTCTACTCCTACCCTCATGATTTCATAATGCCTTAAAAAATCAACTATTTCAAAATATTGCTTTTCCCATTCTTGGTTATTGATCTCTAGCCAATTAAGAATGCGGTGCTCATAAAAGCCAAAAGCATCTGGATGATCCCAATCTACCCATACAACTGTTACAACTGTAGAGTCATTAGAGCGAGCAACATCAATGCCTGCCACTAATTGTGTTCTCCACCATTCCTTGACCAATGGCATACTTTGGTCAAAAAGACGCTCCATACGTTCTTCTGTAACAAACATACCTTTTTCAAGAATCCAACGATTGCAATAAGACATCAAAAACTCGTCTGACTCTTCTCCAATACGTAGGCGTTCTTTGGCAATAAACTTACCATAATTCACATTGTATTTAGAAGCAACTTTCCAATCGTATTCAAAATGTGATTGACGAGACTTCCTTTTACTGGTCACACCTCGCCTTTTATTGAATTGAATCATCTTATAAAAGTAAGATTTATTACGACTAGCCGTTCCTGTAAGACAAATACTTCCGTTATTAAAGGCAAGCATTGGTTTAATTGATTTAGCAATCACGTATTCGTCTGCTTCT